AGGCTGGGACTACTGATGGACTGAGAAATGGTGAAGTTGGCAAAGCGGCTGGCTTTACCGTGCTGCAGTCTCACAACGTGCCTAATACCAGCGGGGCTAAGTACAAAATTATTGCTGGTCACCTAATGGCTATCTCCTATGCTGAGCAGATTAACAAGGTCGAGGCGTACCGTCCCGAGAAGCGGTTCGCCGATGCTGTGAAGGGTCTCCACCTCTATGGGGCGAAACTGGTACGTCCTGAGGCCATTGCTGTGCTGACGGCTAATAAGAAAAGCGCAACTGGTACGTCCTGAGGCCATTGCTGTGCTGACGGCTAATAAGAAAAGCGCATAGTTAGCGGGTGTTATATATGTGGGTAAAGAATAGGGCAACAGGATTAATTTGGGAGGTAACGGGAGAGTTGGCAGAACGGCTCTCCCGTTCTCCTGAATATGAGGAGGTGGATCCTCCGTGCTTGAAGTCGGAATCAACAGCTACTGCGACCTCGAATATGCAAACGAATACTTTGGAGGGAAGCTCTATACAGAAAAGTGGCACGAAGCAGACGATGCGACAAGGGAAAAAGCGCTCAGGGAAGCCTGCCGCAAAATAGATAGGTTGGCCTTCGTCGGGCGCAAAGTAGATACAGAGCAGCCACTGCAGTTTCCGCGTATGCCCATAGGGGGTATCCCTAATGCTGTTAAGGCCGCTCAATGCGAGGAGGCCTTAGCGTTACTCGAATATGGCAACTCAGCGCGTGCTAAGGCCCAAGAACAGGGCGTGGTAAGTCTGCGGATCGGAGAGCTATCCGAAGAGTACGACTTCAAGGCGAAGGCAGGTAAGCTCCACAGCAGCGAGGGGTATGAACTGCTCAAGCCTTACCTTTTGGGGGCGGTGAGCATCCGATGATAGAGGGTTATTGCAATCAAGATGCCGTCTGGAAGCGCATAGAAGGAAGAGATGTTTACGGTAAGCCTAAGACTGACAATATACCTATAAAGGTGCGCTGGGAAGGCAAGAGGCGGCTTGTACGTAATGCCCAAGGGCAGGAGGTAGTATCGGAAGCTAGAGCCTTTTGCGCGGAGCCTGTGCAGCCAGGGGATCTTATTAACATCAACGGTAAGGATTGGGAAGTTATTGCTATTTCAGAAGTACCTTCTCTTGATGGGGAAGTGTACTTTAGGGAAGTGTCAGTGTGAGTAGGTTACTGAATATCAAATTTGATTTGACTGGTGTTGAGGAAGTGCTTGCTGCTCTTGACAGTGGCAATGAGAAGGCTCTTGCTGCAGCTGAAGCTGGGATGCAGGAGGTTACAGCTGATCTCTTGAGAGTGTCCACTGCTTTGGCGCCACAGCTGACAGGTGACCTTATGGCAACAGGAACACGTGAAGTAGAACGACATGGAACTGTTGTAGAGGGCACAGTATCATTTAGTACTCCATACGCCTTGCGGAGGCATGAAGAGAATTACAAGCCTGGTCCTATTACTGCAAACAAGCCAATGATTGATGGGATGAAGCCTGGACGCAAGTATCTGGAGCAGCCAGTCAAAAAATACAGCAGAAAATACGTAGAGCACATAGCAGAGAAGGTAAAGGAGGCGTTGAGATGACTGCAATCGATCTTGCTAATTTCCTGCAAGCTCACGGTCTTGGTCAAATTGGCCAAGACCTTTTTGTTAGCTTCCAACCTCCTGAACCTGATGATTGTATTACTGTTTACGATACTGGAGGATATGCCCCTGATATTGAGGTGCCTCTTAGAGATCCTACGTGTCAGGTGTTAGTTAGGTCTACTGATTATCCAGCAGCTATGGAGCGAGCGCAGGAAATATATAGCTTGCTCCATGCCAAATCGAACTTTGCTATTGGCGGTTATTGGGTCTATCTGGCAAGAGCAGAGCATGAGCCAACACCAATAGGGCCGGATGAAAATGGCCGGCCAGAGATTACTTTAAATTTCCATTTTAAGATTAGGAGGGGTTAATTATGGCTGTTGATACTGCTAACATCATCATTGGAGCTGGCATTTTGAAGATTGACGAGGAAGAAGTTGGAGCAACACGTGACGGTGTGGTAATGGGTCGCACTGTCGAGTTCTACGACGTCACTTGCGACCAAGCTAATGGTGTGATCAAGAAGCACCTTGTAAGCCAGACCCGTGTTCTGAGAACCAGTTTGCTTGAGGCTACGATTGAAAACTTGAAGTTGGCTTGGGGCGGAACCATTGAAGAGGATACGGTGGAAGGGACTAAGACCCTTAAGATGGGTGTCAGAGATGGTTCCGAGGAACACACACTAACCTTTATCGGTCCTGCTCCTGGCGAGTACAAAACAAGGACCTACACCGTTCACAGAGCGATCAATGTCAGTGCAAGTGAGCACAGCTACGTCAAAAATGGTGAGGTCGTGATTCCTGTGGAGTTTGAAATACTCCCCGACATGACCCAGCTCGATGGCGAAGAGTGGGGCACTATTGTGGACAGCAAGAACTAAGAGGCGGGGGCAACCCCGCCTTTTTTCAATATTAAAAAGGAGTGACTTAGATGGCAAACGAGCGGTATTTAGACCTTGACGCCTTTGCGACGGAACCGGGCATAATCAAATATAAAGGTGCAACTTATGAGATTCAGGACATAAGCGTAGAGCTGTATGCCAAGGCGATTAAGCTGCAAGACAAGATTGACAATGCAACAGATGACGAGGATGTTTTGGATGGTGTTATGGAGCTTTTGGGCGCAATGGTTCCTGATATGCCACAAGAAATAATCAAGACGATGACTATTAAGCAACTGACCGCTTTACTTGGGTTTATTATTCAGGACTTGCAGGGTGAATTGGGAAAAAACGGGATAGCGCCGATTCCGGCGCCTCACAAGACAAAGACGACGAAAAAGAACCGCTAGACTTTGGCTACATGCTAAGCCGATATCGGCGTTTTTATGGTGATTCTGACGCTGAGGTTATGCAGATGCCAGTCAGGCGGTTTTTCATATATTTCCGCAACATCCAAAAACTGCAGGCAGAAGAGAATTTGCTCTGGCTGCGGATAGTTTCTCATCCGTACATGGATCCGAAAAAAGGCGATGATGGTTTTGTGGAAAACTTGTATCGGGCGATTGAGGACAAAGAAAGAAATTTTGTTAAGAAAATATTATCCAGCAGAGATGCAGCAGACTGGGGAATTAAGATTGTGACCAGAGAGGCAGGTGAGGAAAGTGCAAGCGGGAGAAATCAAGGCAAAAATAACAGCTGATGGTTCAGGGTTTTCCAGCGAAATAGAGAGTGCAAAGTCCGAGATAAAAGAGATGGCGCAAGCGATTGTTAACGCTATGCGCGATATAGTTAGGGCTGAAAACAGTGCGGCAGATGCTCGCAGGCAGGCAGCTCAAGAAGCGCAGAAGGCAGCCCGAGAAGCGGAAAAAGCTGCCCAGCAGCAGGAGGCAGCATTTAAGCGATTAGCATTAACTGCTGGCGTAGCATTGGCTGCAATTACAAAAACTCTTAAAGAAGCCACAGCGACGACCGTCGAATTTAGAAACGCTATGATGGGCCTTGAATCTGTAGCCGAAGGCGTGGGAGAAGATGTAGATGCAGTCAAAAAGGCAGCACAGGCTCTTGTAGCTGATGGTTTAATGCCTCTTTCTGACGCTGCTACTGGTCTTAAGAATCTGTTAGCGACCGGTTTTAGCTTGGATGAAGCTATTGTGTTAATGGAGAGATTTAAGGATGCTGCTGCTTTTGGCAGACAGGGTGCGTTAGAGTTTGGTGAAGCTGTTCGGACAGCAACGGAAGGTATTAAAAACGGAAATTCAATCTTGGTGGATAATGCAGGTGTCACCAAAAATCTGTCTATCATGCTTCAAGAAGCTGGGTTAAAAGCAAGCGATTTGGGACGTATAGCAGAAGATGTCAGAGTTAGAATGGCCATTTTCAATGGTATCTTGCGAGAAACTCAGCACCAGGTAGGTGACGCTAGCAAACTTGCTGAAGATTTAGGAGGTAGCCTAGCAAGAACTGGCACAAACGTTGGTTATCTTAAAAATGCTCTCGGTGAAGCTGTATCAGGGCCATTAACAGA